TAGACCAATCGAATAAGGAATAAGAAGAGAGCATCCGGGAAACCGGATGCTTTTTACATGTAGTAAATTAATATGAGAATAGTTAAGGAGATTTACATGACAGATCAGGAAGTAAAGCAGGTCTATAATTCGGCGCGATGGCAGCAGGTTAGGGATAGGATTTTAATTAGGGATCGGCATGAGTGTCAGGATTGTATTCAAAGGTTGCGGACGGCAGCAGAAAAAGAAGAAAGATTATTCGGGGAAGATGCAAAGATCCGGAGGGCGACACAGGTCCATCATATCAAGGAACTAAAAGAAAATCCGGAGCTTGCATTTGATGAAGAGAATCTGATTAGCTTATGTACACAGTGTCACAACATAAGGCATGGGAGACAACCAAAAAGATTTGTGAAAAAGAAAGAACCAGTCACAGAAGAAAAATGGTAGAAAAATTTCGGAATAAAAAAGAAATCCCCCCGGGTGAATTCTCAATGAAAAATTTTTTAGTGGAGAACGGGGATGTGGCCATGACTCTGGAGAAATTTTCGCGCGCGCGTGAAAGGGGTACGCTATAATGTGAGAAAAGAGGTGGTAGTGTGACAAAAACAGAGATTAAAGAATCGCTTTTAGAACAGTTAAGATTACAGAATAAAACATCCGATTTTTATCTGGATCTAGTTAGTGATTACATGGATTACTGGAGTCTAAAAAAGAAGTTGATTACAGATATCCGGAAAAAAGGAATCCGGTACGAAACGGTCAATGGAAATGGTATCGAGGTCGAAAAACCCAATGAATCCGTGACAAATCTGCCAAAGATCACAACTGCCATGCTGAAAATATTAAATGATCTGAATTTAAAAGAGCCTCTTTCAAATTCTTCAGCAGAGGATGATTATCTGTAATGATTAATTGCAAAGAAATTGCAGAATATCTTAGGTATGTAGAGGATAACCCTAAAAAAATAAATCGGGAGAGATCGCTTCTGATCAAGAACATCGTTTTGCCGACATTACGGAGAAATGATGTTTTTTTTGACGAAAAAACATATCAAAACTGTTTAAAATATTGCGAAAAACACTACTATAAGATCTTTCCATATCAGAAATTCATCTATGCCTTTGCCTTTATGTATGTGGACGACATGCCGGTATTTCGAAAGTTTTTTATTATGATGGGAAGAGGGAATGGGAAAGATGGATTTATAGTGCCACTGGTCAATTTTTTCCAGACACCATTATATGGGGTGAAGAATTATCATGTAGAGATTGTGGCAAATTCGGAAAAGCAGGTAAAAGATACCTTTAAAGTAGCGTATGATGCGATGAATATTCCAGCCATGAAAGGAAAGTTCAAAGTTACGAAAGAATTAATTACAAACACAGCAACTGGATCAGAAATGAGGTATAACACATCAAATGCGGCGACAAAAGATGGGAAACGTCCAGGGTGTCTGGTTTTAAATGAAATTCATGCTTATGAAAATTATGACCAGATCAATGTATTTGAATCCGCGCTTGGAAAGGTAAAGCATCCAAGGGAATTTATCTTGACTACAAATGGGTATGTACGAGAGGGGCCAATGGATGAATTGTTGGATCTGATGGAGGAAGTACTGGAAACCGGAGAAAACCAGTTAGGATATTTCCCCTTTATCTGCAAGATTGACGGTATTGAGGAAGCGGATGATAGGTTAGCATGGCATAAGCCAAATCCTTCAATGGAATATATGCCGATTTTGGAGCACCAGATCCTTCAGGATTATCTGGAAATGAAAAAGCTGCCAAGCAAAAGGCCGGAGTTTATGACAAAGAGGATGAACTGGCCTGACAGGAATGATGAAGCAACAGTAGCTTCCTGGGAAAATATTTTGCGATGCTGTTATTCGGATATCAAAAAGAAGACGATACGGGAGACACCGGATACCCAAGGGAGGCTTGCGGTCATTGGGATTGATTACGCAGACGTTAGGGATTTTGCGTCAGCAGGAGTTTTGACGGAGAAAGATGGAGAATATATCTGGAGACAACACACATGGATATGTGAGGAGTCCCCGTTTTTAAAATCCATTAAATTTCCAATATTTCAAAATATGGGACAGCCGGAATTTTCGGATTATGAGATCACACCAGGACAGGTAATTCCTCCAGAAAATATAGTGCGGTGGTGTATGGATCGAATGAATGAATATTATGTACTTAAAATTACAATGGATACATACAGATACCGATTGTTTAAGATGTTATTTGAGTCTTATGGAATTCGCGAAGAAACAAAAAAAGACCCGTATGGGCAGATGCGGCTCATAAGGAAGATAGGATCCGTGTGTGGGATTATAGCACCGGAGATAGAAAAGCTGTTTGCGGAAGGGAGGATTAATTATGGAGCGTCTGCCATTATGCGGTGGTATACCAATAATACAGAGGTGTTGACAGATCGGTATGGAAACAAGCAGTATGGGAAAATAGAACCGAAGCTAAGAAAAAATGATGGGTTTATGGCGTTTCTGGTATCGATGTATTCCAAGGATTTAATAAAGGAGAAAGTGGTATATGTTTGATTTCTTATTTCAAAATAAAAAAGGAGATTTGGTATCATATACAGATAGCATTACCGTAAACATTAAAAAGCTTGAAGTAGCAAAAATGGCTATTGAAAAGGCGGTAGGAATGATCGCACATGCAATAGCGAAAAGCGAGTTTATCGTCAATAGAAAAGGGAAAAGAGAAAAGGATCATATTTACTGGCTGCTGAATATTCGGCCAAATCCAAATGAAACGGCCACGGATTTCTGGATTGAAGCTATCCGGCGTTTGTTGCTTGATGAGGAGTGTGTGATTTGCTATGTAGGAAATCATCTATACATTGCGGATTCATTTACAGTAAATAATTCTGTTATGGTCCCAGAGACCTATAGTAATGTCACGATTATATCCAATGATAATACAATAAAACTGCAAAGGGGGTTTACATCAAATGAGATTATCCATCTCAGGAGCAGAAACAAAAAAATTATAGGGTTTCTTGAAAAAGTGTTAAATATTTATAATAGCACGATCAGTGCAATGTGCGCGGCCAAGAAGACCTCAAGTATTCCAAGATATACGTTGGATGTAGAGGGATCGATGCCGGTGATTCATACAAAAGACAAAGAAGGAAAACCAAAAGTTGTTACAATCGACCAATATAAATCTGACATTAAAAAGTTGTTAGAATCAGATGAAATAGAAGTGCTTACAAATTCGTCAGGACTAAAAGTGTCCCAGCTTCAGGCACAGACAAACGTATCCAGTGAGGATATCGTAAAGCTGGCAAATGAAATCATGGTAGAGTGTGCCTTTGCCTTTGATATTCCCAAAGCGGTCTTTCTTGGAGAAATCACAGAAAAAGCAGATAGTACCAATGAATTTATTACCTATGCTGTAGGATGGATCGTAGAATTGCTGAATGATTCATTGAACGCAAAACTGGTAGGAGAAGAAGACTATCTGAAAGGCGAAATGATCTGGATTGATATGAGCAAGTATAAACATGTCGATATTATTGAGAGCGCGGCCAATTTGGATAAGTTGAGAAGCATCGGATTCAATTTTGATGAGGTACGGGAAATGGCAGGCTGGGAATCTTTGAATACGGAGTTTAGCAAGCAGAGAGTAATTACAAAGAATTATACCAATGATCTGGGAGGTGAGAAGAGTGGAAAAGAAAATGCGGACAATTAAAAACTTAGAGGGAAGGAGGTGATCCGGTGGTCTCCCAACTGTGGGTGAAACAGTAAATAACGCTTAGGAAAGGAGAAATAAGGCAAGATGCAGAAATACTATTCCCTGGAAACAGCCGGGAAAGAAGCGGATCTCTATATCTTCGGAAAGATTACGAGTTGGCCGTGGAATGAAAAAGACAAAGATGCTTATGGAATTGTCAAAGAACTTCAAGAATTAGAGGTTGAGACAGTGAATGTCCACATCAATTCTTATGGGGGAGATGTGGCAGAAGGTCTGGCAATTTATAATGTCCTGAAAAACAGTAACGCAAAAGTGCGGACCTATTGTGACGGATTTGCGTGTTCCGCAGCATCTGTTATATTTATGGCAGGGGAAGAACGAGTGATGAATGACGCTTCCCTTCTTATGATTCATAATGCGTGGACATATGGAGCGGGAAACGCGAATGATTTCAGAAAACAAGCAGATGATTTGGATAAGATTACCCAGGCGTCTGTCAATGCGTACATGAGTAGATGTACGATTACCGAAGAAGAAGTCAAGCAGCTCATGGATGACGAAACATGGTTGACAGCAAAAGAAGCCAAAGAGAAAGGATTTGCAACGGGGATCATGGATGAAAAGCCGGAAGGCGTCAGCCAGTCCGCGATGAAATGGATCCAACAGAGACTTTTATATGGATCAGAAGCGAGATTGGAAATACGGGATACTTCTGAAATCGAAAACAGGATCGCACAAAAGGTCGCTGAAAAAGTTGTGAAACAAATCAAAGAAAATAGTAAGGAACAAGGGGACAGCACTGGATTCAGTGCTTTTTTTAATTCAGGAAAAGGAGAATAAAAGAATGAAAATTGACACATTGGACAAAGAACTTCAGAAGAAAGTCGTAACCATGCTGAATGAAGCGGAAGACAAAAGTGAAGCGATTTATCAGGCGGCTGTGATGATTGCCGAAGAACAGCATAAGCATCTGATCAGCGAACTGGTAGAGGAGAACGCAAGGGCAGCGGCGGACGAAGACTACAGAAAGAAGCTGGGTCTTCGGGTATTGACAAAAGAGGAAACATCCTTTTATGAAAAATTCAAGGATATTAAACAGGCGATTACGGCAGAGCAGATCGATATCCTTCCAACATCGATTATTGACCGTACATTGGACGATATCAAAAAAAGCAGCGATATTCTGTCCATGGTACAGATGGCGCCGGCAGATGTAAAGAAATGGATCGTAGCGGAACACTCCGGAAAAGCAGTCTGGGGGAACCTGACCGATGCGGTTCAGGGCGAGCTATCCGCATCGATTAAAGGCTTGAATATTGAACAGCACAAGATGACAGCGTATATTGTCATCCCTAAAGCAATCCGGGATCTGGCGCTTCCATTTGTTGATCGGTATTTTACGGCAGTTCTGGCAGAAGCCATGCAGGATGGATTTGTGACGGGATATCTTTCCGGGGATGGAAAGACGGGACCAATCGGGATTATGAAGCAGATTGAAACATTCAAAGAAGACGGGACGGCTGACGATAAAGCGGTGATTAATACAGTGAAAAAGTTTTCCCCGAAAGGCCTAGCGGAAGTCAGAAAAACGCTGACAAATAATGGGAAGAGAACCGTTTCTGAGCTGCATCTGATCTGTAACCCGTTAGATGAAGCAGAATATGTAGATCCGGCGCTTTATGGCGAGGCATTAACAGGAGGATACCGAAATACATCTTTCATGCCGATTGTAAAGCATGTGGACGCGAACTGCCCGCAGGGGAAGGGAATTTTTACCATTCCGAATGTCTATGTGATGGGAGCAACATCTTTCGAGGTAAAGGAGTATGACCAGACAAAAGCAATGGACGACGCGGATCTGGTGATTGGAAAGTGTTATGCAAACGGGCGTGCGGTAGATGATAATTGCGCGGTTGTATTTGATATCACAAAGCTGGAAGAATATAAGCTTCCAGTAACGACAGCGACAACTCCAGAACAGGGAAAATAATCAGTCCTGACATTATGACATTGTTTCCGGCAGGTCAGGACTTATTAGGTAAGAAAGCTTCTGATTTGGTAGGAGAGGATCTTTGTGTATATGAAGATGGAACCGTTGAAGGAACACTGAAAGCTGTTACCGGATACACGGGCTTCTCCTCCGAAGAGGAAGAACAAAGCGGGCATTATTTCCCGTTCAAGCTTACAAAGACCGGAAAGAAAATGAGTTTAAAGAAAAATGGAGTGGCAGCAGAAGGAAAAGAAAACATGACGTTTGATCCAGAAATCATTTTGAGAGTATCCAAAGAAGATACATGGAAGATCGAAGTGGATGAATCGGAAGTGATTACTTTCAATTTTGAAAAAGCTGTTTTGGAATAAGTAGCAGGAGGGGATGACGTTGGAGCTGGAAAAACTGATTACAGAAATACGGCAGGATTATCAGATCCCGCCGTATTTTCAGGATACAGGATTAATGAGATACCTGGAAGAGGGAAAAGCAAGATTGGATTTTTTGAATCCAGGACAAAGTCTGGATGATGACTATACTTTCCGTATGTTGTTAAAAAACTATGTGTATTACGCTTACCATCACAAAGTGAATGAATGGGAAGATAATTATAAGGCTCTAATTTTAAGCTGGCAGATGGGAAGTGAGGTGAAGACACATGCAGATGCCTGAATATACATCAGGAGCAATGCAGCTTTATTACATCCGGCAGGACGAATCCAAGGATTATCCAGAGGAGCATTTGGAGAATTCCAATGTGGGGGACATATGGTATCGGGAATTATCAGTGTTTGATCGGACAAAGTATGAATTCGATCAGGGCGGGAAAGAGGTGACGATGAAGATTCGGATTCCAGTGTATAAGGGTATTGATAGCAGGTGTGTATGTATGATTGAAGGGAAACAGCACCATGTTTATAATGCCACGCATGTGACGGATAAAGACGGATTTCAGGAAACGGAACTTACGTTGATTCGTCCAGAAAAGGAGCTGAAAATACAATGACAAAACAGGAATTAAGCAGTTTACTGAAAAGTTTGGGAGTTCCGGTAAATGAAGGAATTACAAGCGATAAGAACACGAACGAATATCCAAGGATTGTATTTTGGCCGTATCTGGAAGAAGACGAAATGGCCTCCGGAAATGAATACCAGAATGTTGTTACATACCAGATCTCGTTCTTTGCCCGCACACCTCAGCATGACAAATATAAAGAGTTACGGAAGAAGTTGCGAGAACAGGGGATTCACCCTAAATTTCAGCACGAATATGTGGAAAAAGATCCTGTATTCTCAAAAACATGGCACACCTACTTTTCCGTGGATGTGATAGAAGATGTCTGACATGAAATTTTACACGGGCGGATTGGACTTCATGGAAGACCTTATGCAGCGGTATCAGGTAACAGATGAAAAGGCGTTGTCAGCTATAGAAACAGGAGCTAAGATGCTGGCCGATGATGTAAGGAAACTCCCAAAACCACGTTCTAAGATGACCGGGTCCGGATACACACATCTTTTAGATACCGTAACGACAAGGAGAACGAAAGGTGAAATAGAAGTCGGATGGGGGAAATATTATGGCCCAATGGTAGAAAATGGAACAGTGAGGGCAGATGCGGTTCCGCATGTGATGCCGACATTCCAGAAAAATAAACAGAAGTATTATCAAGCGATTGACAAGGAATTATGGAAGTAAAGGAGAAAAAAGAATGGCAATTACGACAAAGAAACCGCCAATTAAAGAGACAGTCGGGGCGCAGTATATCTGCTTCGATCAGTCGGAAGACGGAGAATATTCAGGGGAATATAGTGAAGAGGTGGAGTGCACCGAAGTGGTAAAAAGTGTAACTGTAACAGAAAACGCGGAAAACACAGATGTATATTCAAGTGGCATCGTATACGATACAGATTCCAGCGTCTCTTCAACGGATATTGAAGTAGAAGTGATTGCGTTCCCGGCAGAAACACTAGCTAAAATGCGGGGAGATACAGTGGATGAAGGTGGTCTGATTCTTTCGGGAGGGAAAGGAATTCGTCCATTTTTTGCATATGGAAAGGTTGTAAAACTGAAAAAAGGGAAGATACGTCTGGAGTGGTATCCAAAATGCAGGCTCGCGGAAAATACAGACGAAACGAAAACGAGGGAAGAGAGCTTTTCTGAACAGACAGACACGATTACCATTAAGGCATATGCCTTTAATGATAATGAAGATATCAAAGCGATGGTCGATTCTTCCTCATCCGCATTTCCGGCAGGATTGACGGAAGAAAAGTTTTTTGGAAAACCAATACTGACAAAAGAGGATTTGACGTCAGCGGTTTCCGGTTCATAAAGGAGAGAGGCATGAAGGAAAATTTTATTGATTTGACAGACGGCACAAGGCTTTCTGTCAGGGTAAATTTTGGGACGATCTATTACCTGCAAAAACAGAAAGGATTTTATCGTATCCAGAAGAAAGCAGAGAAAAACAAAAAGAAACTGACGGAAGAAGAAAGCTTTGAGCTGGCGGCCTATGTGATTTACGCAATCCTAAGAAGCAATGGGAAAACAGTAGGATTTGATGAAGCGCTTTCCCTTGTCCCTCCAGATACGGAACAATTAGAAAAGGTACTGCAAGTATTCCAGGAAGAATATGACCGGTATGTTAAAAAAAAACAGGCACAGTCGAGTGTGATGCCGGGGAAATAAACTGGCCGGAATATATGGTGGCGGCGAGAAAGATGGGAATGAGTGAAGAAGAATTTTGGAATTCAGACCCGATCTTTTTTAACGAATGTTATGAAGTGTTCCAGAAAGATAGAAGAAGGGAGGTAGAGGCACTATATGTCGGATAAGCTACAAAGAGTAGGTCTTGTCTTTAAGGCGGACGGGTCTGTGGATTTCAATAAAAGCCTGAAGGAAGTTACAGCATCCATACAGGAAAACAGGACCGCATTTGAACTGGTGAAGTCAACATGGGATGACAGCACAAAGACGGCGGAGAAACTGAAAGAAACACAAAAATATTTGTCAGAGCAGACAAAAGATTATTCCGATAAAGTGACTTTACTGTCCCGACAACTGGATGAACTGGAGGCGGCAGAGAAACGGGACGAACGAGCAATCCAAAATAAGAGAAATCAACTGAATCAGGCAAAGACATCGCTGAATAACTACAAAAAAGGGCTGGATGAAGTCGAAGACAAGTTAAAAAGTGGAAGCGCCAGAATGAATGATTATGCCAAAAAGTTGGATGATGTTGGGAATAAGGCGAAAAGTGCAGGAGAAAAGATGAGCGGAATTTCCACAGCGGCGGCGGGGATCATCGGGGCGGTAGCGGCCACAGTACCTGCCACTGAGGAATACCGAAAAATCATGGGATCGCTGGAAGTGTCAAGTGAACTGTCAGGATACAGCGCAGAGGAAACGAAGCAGACTTATCAGACATTGTTCGGTGTTCTTGGGGATGACCAGACAGCAGCGACTACAACGGCAAATTTGCAGGCAATGGGGCTTTCCCAACAGCAGCTTACCCAAATGGTAAACGGGACGATTGGGGCATGGGCGAAGTACGGAGATAGTATTCCAATTGATGGGCTGGCAGAATCCATCAATGAAACAGCAAGAACAGCAGCAGTAACAGGAACGTTTGCGGATGTCCTGAACTGGGCAGGGACCTCGGAAGATGCGTTTAATGAAAAACTGGCTAATTGCCGCACGGAATCTGAGAGGACAAACCTTATCATGCAGGAATTGGCAAACCAGGGACTGATGCAGGCAGGGCAGAAATGGCAGGAAAATAACAAAAATCTGGTAGAGGGAAATAAGGCAACGGCAGACTTTCAGGCAGCAACCGCACAGCTTGCGGAAACAGTGGCTCCGATTATTACGCAGATTACTCAGATTGCGGCAGGGCTTTTAGAAAAATTCAATGCACTTCCACCAAGCACACAGAGGATCATCGGAGTGATAGTCCTCTTGACTGCGGCGATCGCACCCGCGCTGACGGGAATTGGATTAATGACAACGGGGGTAGGAAACTTGATGAAGGGATTTGAAAAGCTAAGTCCTAAGATCAAAGCGGTTTGGGGTGTAATAAACGCAAATCCTATTTCCAGAGCGATAACGCTGATCAGTGTGTTAGTGGGCGGTCTTGTGACTTTGTATAATAAATGCAAGTGGTTCCGGGATTTGGTAGACCCTATTTTAGACTGGATTAAGGATAAAGTCGAAAAAATAGTAGGATTTTTTGAGGACTTATTTTCTTTTGGAGATAAAAAATCCAGTGGGAAGAGCAAAAAGAAAAGCAGCAAAAAAAGCCGTTCTGTGAACCCGTTGTCATTGCGTACACCATCCATGCCGATCACATGGTATGCGAAAGGTGGGATTTTGAACCGCCCGACCATATTTGGTGCAAACGGTAGTACGCTAATGGGAGGCGGGGAAGCAGGAAAAGAAGCCGTTCTTCCGATTGACTTATTGAAATCTTATATCAGAGAGGAAAACTCCAGAAACAATGGCATCATGGCACAGATATTGTCCGAAGTAATAAAAGATCTCCAGATTGTGGCGGAGAACAATATTTATCTTGGAGATACGAAATTAGTGTCTGTGATGACGGACATGATCCTGGATAAAATGGGGCAGAAGCATCGGGCATATCGAGCGGCGAAAGGAGAGTAAAGGCAATGTATGATATCTGTTATGGTGGACGGCGGGCCTCTGAGTTTGGGGTCTGCATATCAGACAGACCAGATATTCCAGCGGCGAAAAAGAAGATGGAGAGTATTGAGATTGCGGGAAGAGACGGGATGCTCTACCTGGAGGAAGAGGCCTATGAAGAATCTGAAATTGAAATTCCGATGAATTATATTGGGCCAGAAGATGCTTGGATGGAACGGTGGAGGCTGATCCAGGGATGGCTTTCTGAAAGGAATACGGATTTGATTCTGGGTGATGACCGAAATTATTTTTTCAGAATTTCCAAAGTAGAAATTGACACGAATGAGAGAAGCAGCAGGCGGATAGGATCGTTCAAGGCGGTATTTATATCAAAGGATGGATTATCCTATTTGCAGGATGGGCTTGCGGAATATAGTTGTAAAGCGGTGAGGTATAATCCTTATCTGCTGGCCTATCCAACATATCATATTTCCGGGAGAGGAGTGTGTGAGCTTTCTGTGAATGGGAATTCATTTTCAGTAGAACTTACCGGAGAAGCATACATTGACACCGAGCGAAAGCTGGTTTATAGGTCGGATGGGACTGTAGTGAATAAGGCCGCGAAAGGGGACTTTGAAGATCTGTTCTTGCTTCCTGGAGAAAATGAAGTCGGATATCATGGTGCTTTCCAGGTCCAGGTCATACCAAACTGGAGGCGGTTATAATGATTGAAATTTATGAGGCGGGAAACGAGGATTTCCTGCACAACGGGGATATGACATTGTTGCCTGAAAGCTGTGAAACAGAGTGCGAACTCAACGGAAGTTGGGAAATGGAATTATCACATCCAATAGACCCGGATGGGAGATGGACATTGATACAGGAAGGGGCCGTGATTGCGGCTCCTTTGTTTCACTCAAAAAAGCAGCTTTTTCGGATTTACAAAAAGAAAAAAAACAGGATACGCGTCACAGCGTATGCGAGACCGATTCTATATGACGCGGCCAAGGAACTATATCTGAACAGGCTGGAAATATCGGGAACCGGGCAGCAGGTATTGAACTATATGACAAGAGGGCAGGAAAAGTACCGGGCATCCTCTGATATTATAAAAACAGCATATGTAGAATGTATAAGGACAAACCTGATTGAGGCTGTACAAGGTGATGGCGATCATTCCTTTTTGAAGAAGTTCGGAGGGGAGGTGTTCTATGACAATTATGAAATGATAATCAATGAGCAGATCGGCGAAGATAATGGGGCAAGGGCGGAATTCGGATATAATTGCAAAGAGATCGAAGAAGAGATTGATATGTCGGATGTCATAACAAGGATTGTTCCGGTGGCGTATAACGATTACATGCTTGACGGGGAAACCCCGTGGGTGGATAGTCCATTGATTGGCAATTACCCAGTGATCTATACGAAAACGGTAGAGTTTAAAGACGTAAAGCTGGCGACAGATGCCAAAGAAGGAGAGGAAAGCTTTGATTCTTTAGAGGAGCTGAGGAGAGAACTTGTAAGACGATGCCAGGAACAATTTCAGGAAGGTGTGGACAAACCGAAATGCAGTTATTCTTGTGATATGTACGCAATCGAGAATACAGAACAATACCGAAATGTAAAAGGCCTGGAAGCGATCGGGCTTGGAGATACGGTACAATGCAAAAATAAGAAATTGGGAATCACGACTACAGCGAGGGCGATTTCGATCACTTACGATAACGTCAGAAAAAAGAATTCCAAAGTGGAGCTGGGGGAGTTCCGTTATAACTACTTAAAAGAGATGTCATCGGTAGCACAGAGAGTGGAGAAGACAATCCGGGAAGATGGTTCCCTGGTTGCGGAGCAGGTTCAGGGGACGATTGATGCCATGAAAGCAAACCTGTACGCACAATCAACGGCCGCAAAAAAGACAAATTCGGCGGCGTTTTTGATCGAAGTGCTGGATGAACTATCAGCGTTATATGGGGCGATGGAAGCGGGAACACAAGGCCTTCGGGTGGCGAAAGAGAAGCTGCCGGATGGGACGTGGGACTGGAAGACAGCCGTTACAGCAGCGGGAATCATAGCGGATCTGATCGTTGCCGGAAAGTTGTCGGACAAGCTGGGAAATAATTATTTTGATCTGGATGAAGGAGTTATCAATGCACAGAAAATGACGATTGGACCATTTGGGGTGACAACCGATGGATTCCTTTATATGAAACATGGAGAGACAACAAGTGATTCGTACTGGAGAGCGCTACTAGGGCCTGATGGACAAACAGGAGATACCCATTTCCGGTCGGATCGGATAGAGGCGGATACGGTACAGACAGACAATATTCATATTGGTACTGTTGGAGTTGATGAGAAGACAACAAAAACTGGGAGGGCGGAGTTCTCTGATGGCTCCTATATGGACTTCGTAGATGGAATCTTTGTAGGAGGGAAGACTGCAGAAGGGGGAACTGTCTGATGGGATACATTGAGAATGGAACAGAGATAGCAAAAAAGCTAAATAAACAATACGGATGGGCTAGAAATCCGATTGTTTCGTACCTGGCAAATGCCCAGCAGGAGTCCAACCTCAATCCGGCCTCCTTTCAGAGCGGACAAGGAAACTGGAATTCTGGCGTAGGCTTGAATCAGTGGACACCGGGAACGAATCTACAGACTAGAGCGCGGGCGATCGGGAGGACGGATTATTTGACCATCGACTGCCAGCTTGCGGTTACTGATTATGAAAGAAGAACAGGGATCCAGTACTATGCGACAAGCGCTTACAATATTTCCTTTAATGATTTCATAAAATCATCAAGGGATATCGAATGGCTTACCTATGCGTGGGAGGCAAACTATGAAAGAGCCGGGACTCCAATGATGGAGAACCGGCTTCGCTATGCGCGGGAATGGGATACAAGAATTGATGGCATCCTGAAAAATATTGTGGAGGAAGCGGTACAATGGGCCATTGATACAGCAAATGACAGCTCGCACGGATATGACCAAGGGAATCGATGGGGACCGGATTATGACTGCTCCTCGTTTCTGACAACGGCGTACCGAAAAGCGGGTCTGTCTATCGGCGGAGGAACGGCAGTTAATACCGCAAATATGAGAAGCTATTTTATGGCGGCGGGTTTCCAAGATGTGACAAGTCAGGTGAACTTCCGGTCAGGCTCTGGAATCATTCGCGGAGACGTTTTAATTACCGGGCAAAAAGGGCACACGGCCATGAGCATCGGAGACGGACAAGTCGTACAGGCAAGCATCAATGAGTTTGGGGGAACGGTTGGAGGACAGACAGGAGACCAGACAGGACAAGAGATCTGGGTTACAAGATATTATAACTATCCGTGGGGATACTGTCTGAGATATCCAGGCGGAGGAAGTGTGACACCTCCAGAACCCAAGAATGTAGCGTTTGTACGGTGGATTCCTGCATAAAAGGGAGGAGGAACGATGGAATCAACAAAAGTTTTAAGTTTGGATTTAAGAGTCAAAGGGATTACAAATGTGATCTTTGCGACACAGCATGATACCGGGCGTTTGGTTAAGGTGCTTCTGTCAGGGACGGAGGGAATGATTTATAAAGCTCGTGTTTACTGTAAAAAACCGTCTGGGAAAGAAACATATACGGAAGGCACCGTATTCAATGATTATTGTGTACTGTTTGGATTAACGGAACAGATGCTGGCAGAGAGTGGGACAGTAAAAGCGCAGCTTCATTTGATGGATAAAAGCAGAGTTGTAACCTCTTTTGAGTTTCATATTCAAGTAAGCCAGAACTTGGTAGCAATGTCCAATATAACGAGTTCTGACGATTACGAGGCGTTGATCGATGCGCTTGGAAGGTTGGAACATATTGATCCAGTCGAGATTTCTGAATCAGAGATTGACGATCTGGATGATGGAGAAACAGAAACTATGTATAGCATGAATATACTAAAAGAATATGGTTCCATAGAGGATATGAATGAGGGATTTTCTTCAGACGGACTGACAGAAGGGTCATTGGTGATTGTCAACACGGGAAATGTAGAAGACGATGAAAATGCGGCAGTATATAAGAAACGGAGCCAGGGGTATGAGTTTCTGGTTGACCTATCAGGGAAACGGGGAGCGACAGGCCCGCAGGGTCCGCAGGGGAAACAAGGCATACAAGGACCGACCGGTCCGCAAGGCCCTCAGGGTCCAAAAGGGGAGCCTGGGGAGGTGGAAGGTGTAGAACAAATTGAAAATTCAGATATTGATGCGTTGGGAGGCGGTTCGTGATGCGTATCTTGAAATTTCATGTGAAAGGCCAGAACCTTATGAAGGACCAGCAATGCGATTTTAGTGGAATTGTAGCGGAGACAGAAGGATATCTCAATGCGGAATTTTTTTGTAGTAATGAATGGAAGGGATGCAAAAAAGTAGCCGGATTTACCAAACTGGGAAAAGAATATTATGCTCCTGTGATAAATGGACGGTGTCAGATACCGAAGGAAGCGCTGACATTTACGTCATTTGAGGTGCGACTGTATGGGAAAAGGGAAGGATACCGGATCACGACAAATTCCGTAACTATACACCAGGAAGGGGTGAGGCAATGACTGGATTAGAAGAAGTTTTTGCGGAGATGAATCTGGAAGAAGAGGAGATTCAGGAGACAGAACGATGCAGAATCGATCCGGAGACAAGAGAGATTATTGTTCCTGATGCTATCCAGTTATTGGGCGTAGAATCGGATGAAAAAGTAGAAAGAGTTTTATTTCAGTGTCCCAAGATGGTGGGGGATCATATCGATTTATCCGAACTGATTCTGTTTATCAATTATGAAAACGCCAATGGAGAATTTGGGGTGTATTGCATTGATGATGTAGAACTATCAGAGGGAAATATCCTGTTTTCGTGGCTTCTGTCGAGGAAAGTAACAAAATACAAAGGCAATGTGAAGTTTATTCTATGTGCTAAAAAAGCGGTCGATGATGGAACACTGAAAAATGAATGGAACACGACTGTGAATCGCCAATGTAAAGTATTGGAAGGGCTGGAAGGAGAATTGCCAGAACCCGATCCGGAAGAAGAATCTGTCTTGTTGGGGTTGATAGGACAAGCTACTGATGCGATTACGAGAACGAATAATGCATCAAAGAAGGCAGAGGACATCACAAGAGAGATACAAGGGAAAATAGAATCAGGAGAGTTGACAGGTCCACAAGGTCCGCCAGGGCCTCAGGGAGAGACAGGTCCGCCAGGACCGCAGGGTCCAAAAGGGGAAGACGGAGTGGCATCTGTGACACAACTGAATCCGGGAATGTTTGGAATGTATGTGAATGAAGAGGGGCATCTGATAATGACACATAATGATAATGAACCGGCGCCGCCATTGTCAATAAGAGATGGTAAATTGATATATACAATTTCATAGAAAGGATAGGGAAATATGGCACAGGAATTAGATTTGGGTAGTGTGATTGGCCCTCAGGGCCCAAAAGGCGAAACCGGCCCGCAAGGTCCGAAAGGAGCGACCGGAGCTACTGGACCGCAAGGGCCGCAAGGTGAAACTGGTCCGCAAGGACCAAAAGGAGAAGATGGGAAATCGGTCAATATTAAAGGATCGTATGAAACAACAGGAGAACTACCGGAAGATGCGGAACCAGGTGACGGATATATTATTGACGGGAATCTGTATGTCTGGGATGGAAGTACATGGAATAATGTGGGAAAGATTCAAGGCCCACAGGGTCCAAAAGGTGAAACAGGTTCACAGGGACAAAAAGGAGAAACAGGAGCCACCGGGCCACAGGGTCCAAAAGGTGAAACTGGTCCGCAGGGTCCAAAGGGGGCGGATGGGAAGACGCCAACATTTCGGATTGATGAAAGGGGTCATCTGATGGTTAGCTATGAAAATGAATAGCAGGAGGGGATTATGGCAGTAACAGAAGTTGATTTAGGGTTGGTGACAGGACCGGCAGGTCCGCAAGGTCCGCAGGGGAAAACTGGCCCACAGGGGCCGACTGGTGCGGTCGGGAAAGCGGCGACCATTAAAATCGGGAAAGTAACGACAGGAGAGGAAGGAAGCAGTGCTAAAGTAACTAATTCAGGTACAGAAAATGCGGCTGTATTGGATATTACAATTCCATGTGGGGCCACCGGACCGCAAGGTCCGAAAGGAGCGACCGGAGCCACCGGACCGCAAGGACCAGCCGGAGAAAAAGGGGCCACCGGCCCAGCCGGACCGACAGGTCCACAAGGAAAGCAGGGAATCCAAGGACCAAAAGGAGAAACAGGAGCCACCGGCCCGCAGGGTCCGAAAGGAGCAACCGGGGAAGCGGCTAGTATTAAAGTGGGAACTGTTACGACCGGGGAAGCGGGAAGTGAGGCATCCGTCAAAAATGCAGGTACAGCAAGTGCTGCCGTATTCAATTTTACAATCCCGCGTGGAGCGACCGGAGCTACCGGCCCACAGGGACCAAAAGGAGAGACAGGAGCCACCGGCCCGCAAGGTCCGAAAGGAGCGACCGGAGCTACTGGACCGCAAGGACCACGGGGGCCGGCGGGTTCGGATGCGAATGTACAGTCCATTACAACATCAGATATTGATGCATTATCAAGTTAAGGAGGAAAGACGATGAAATATTTGGATTTAACCGGACTACAGTATTTTTACAAAAAATATATAAAAACACTGGGCAGTGCCGCAAAACAGGCTGTGGCAAATAATTTGACTACCACAGCAGCGGGAAGTGTCCTGGATGCAAGACAGGGGAAGACGCTGAGTGATAAAATCGCATCTGAAACGAAGACATTGAATAGTGAAATTAAAACGATCAATACTTCTTTGGGAAATATTCAGGCTTTTGCAGTTAAAACAGTCAATATATCAAAACCAAATACTTGGGAGGATCAAGTAATAAAATTCCCGAAAGCGTTTACAAAAGCACCGTGTGTTATTGTACAGGCACAGACTGGGCAGAATGATACCTCAGTATGGGCGGATGCTATAACGACAACACAGTTCACGCTAAAAAAATATAGACCTACTGCATCGGCATTTGCGCTACAGGTCATTGCAATCGGTTTATAATCATAATGAATTTTCAAGAGCAGAGAGGAGAAGAAAAAATGGAAAAACTTGTATTAACTGATAACACAGAACTGGAAATTATGGATGGAGCAAGCCTGGATTACATTCGGATTCAAACAGATAATTTTGCCGCACTGGATCAGATAGCAGGGGCGCTCAAAAAAGAAGGGAATCTTGCTAAGGTACAATTTAAAACAGACGATGAGGTGACGGGAGAATATGAAGACTTATATCTGGAAAGGCCTATGTTTCAAGAAGCAGATATGACGCCGGATGGAAATGTGGTTTCCGTTATTGCTTTTCGAGAGAAAACGGAGTTGGAAAAGAGAGTGGATGCGATTGAAAGGGGACAGGAAATTCAAAATGGAGCATTAGAAGATCTTGGCCAAGTTGTATCTGAAATTGCGGAAGGAGGAGAAAAGTAATGGTTGCATTTTATGTAGATAGAATTGCAAAAGGGTTCATGGAACTAGAACAGGTTCCTACTTTATGGAAGGAAAAAGTGAAAGAAGAACTAGGAAAATAAAAGGGGTAATGAAGAATGGAGATCAGAGCGAGACCGTGAACCGGTCTTATTTTTGTGTAAAAAATGATAGGAGAGAAGTGGGTATGAATACTCAGTGGATTGCGCTTATAATATCGCTGTTGGGATTTTTGGCATCAGTATATTACAGCAATAAAAACAGCAAAAAAACAGATATAGATGATGCAGTGAAACGAGCGGAACTGAATACTAAAATCAGTACAAAACTGGATAATATTGCCTCTGATGTACGGGAAACATCAAAAAATGTTGACAGACTGAGGGAGGAAATCGTGGAACATGGAAGCCGGATCACGGCTGTGGAGCAGTCCGTTAAATCAGCACATCACAGAATTGATAAGTTGGAAAAAAGTGAATAAAAGGAGGAGTGACTTATGGTAGAAGCGATGCAGTTGGATATTTTTAAAATGGTGATGGAGAATCTCAATCTCCTGATTTTTGTGGCAGGGGTTATCTGTTTCC